AGCATATGAGAAACTTGTTGGAAACATGGAACATGTTGCTGACATACTTGGTTCACTTGTATATGACGGGGAACTACTAGGCACTGTTTCGAATACTGTTAATGATGCATTATAATTTCCATCATTATTTGTATTTACAACAATGTATGACCTAAATATAGCCGGACCATTTCCTGCCGAAGGTGATTGCCAAATTGCTTTACGACTTCTTACCGCAGTATTCGTAACATGTGTTACTCCATTCCAAGAATTCATATGACGAACGCCAGAATCAGTAGGGTCTAAATAAAATGAACCAACATTAGAGTCCAATATAAATCCGCGAAATGTTGCCGTATTTCCAACTGTTATGGAATAGTTTGTATTTGGAATATAACCAGATTGAGTGTTTAAATTTATCTGAAATGGATTTGAAGATGCCCACGATCCATGATTAGGTGGTTCCCATGTATCAACCCCAGTTGTATACGAATAAGCGCTCATAATTCCGAATAGCCAGAATAATAGATTCATTTGTATTCATTAAATATGTTGTTTTTAAGTTCCGTTTTAAAGATAATGGATATACCATCTGCGTGGATATACTATTCCGCAATTGCGATCGTAATAGCGGTTATTGGGTATATGATATGGAAATCAGTAGAGCCTTCGGAATCTAAAGCACTTTCAAAGGCAAAACCAACGTTTGACGCATATCAAAAAGTAACTCGGGTTGCGCCACTTGGATGCCCACAACCGTATAGACTTTGCGATTATTATGTGGCATCTTCGTCATATTCTGTTTTCCCGGGAGCAGAATTATATGATTATGTTTCAGATTCAATTCTACCAATGGTAATCAAAGCCGGCCCAAGGTTGGTTGAACTTGATGTATATTCGGATGAACAAAATAAACCCGTGGTAGGATTAAAAAATCAAAAATTGGGAATAGATTATGCTTATAATACAGTTCCCTTTTCCGCGTGTTGCGTGAGTATTGCGAACAATGCCTTTAATTCAATTACATCACCGGCCTCTTCAGATCCATTTATGCTAAGTTTGGTGTTTCATACAGATAAAACAACAGTTATTAATGCGACTGCAGAAATACTAAAACAAACATGCCAAAAGTTTATGTTAGAACCCGAATACAGTTACACTCGAAAGAATTTGGCAGTAGAGCCGGTCTGTAATCTTCAAAATAAACTAATTATTGTGTCTGGTGGAAATGTGAAAGGAACTCTTATGGAAGAGTTGGTGAATTTATCGTGGGACACATCGCATTTGCGCAGAATGACGTATACACAAGCATCCCAACCCCATGACCATGAAGAACTAATAAATTTTAACCGCAATCATATCACTATGGTTGTTCCGGACGCGGAAGAGGATTTGATTAATAAAAATTCTGAAATATTGTTTACGTATGGGTGTCAATGGAATTTGATGAATTACGGTTCCGCGGATAGTGTGATGGAATTTTATATTGGGGAATTTCAGGAAAATAGTTTCGTCTTAAAGCCGGTGGCATTACGTCCATTGAAACCTAAAAAATATAAGAAGCCGACATTACCAGACCCAAGCGTTTCATTCCAGCCGATGCGAAAAACGTCGCCCATCTATGATGTTACAATATGAAATCTCTGCGTTATAATAAAATGGCAAATCGGTGGATGTCGCATATAAAGAAAACGATGAGACACATGAAATCCAAGGGTACCTACAAGAAGGGTGATGGATTAAAACACGTCATTGCGGAAGCAAAAAAGACGTATAAGAAGCATGGCGGCGCTACTGGTAATGTATCTGTGCCGGCATCCCCTGTTGGCGGTAGTCGCCGACGAACACGCAGACATTCGCGTAAGTAAAAAATGATTATATCTAACATATAAAGACAAATGGGTGGCGGGTTGCTTCAATTAGTCGCATATGGAGCTCAAGATGCATACATTTCCGGAAATCCTCAGATTACCTTCTGGAAAGGGCTGTATAAACGTCATACGAATTTTGCGATGGAACCTTTTCGAATTAACTTTACGGGGCAGGCCGCTTGGGGGACGAAGCATTCCGCAGTAATTCCGCGACACGCCGACTTGCTGTATTCTACGTATCTGGAGGTTGTAATGCCGGCCGGAACGTTCAATAATGACCAAGGGCGACTTGGTTATAACTTAATTAAGTATGTTGAGTTGGATATTGGTGGACAGCAGATTGACCGCTTGTATGGTGAGTGGTTGTATCTGTGGGACGCACTTACATCAGACCTTATGACATCATCTAAATTGTGGAATTTAGTGTCCGGAGGCCCCAGCACAACAAACGCAACTCAAGCATATAGTGACACGGTATATAGTTCTACATCAAGTGGTAGTTTCTCAACACCCGTTGCTACGGGAACCAAAGCAAGCACAACTACATTTACTGATCCGAATGCGCTGTGTAGCTCCGGAAAACCGGCTCTTCCAAATGTGTTGTATATCCCACTCACGTTTTTCTTTACCCGCAATCCGGCGGCCGCATTGCCCTTGATTGCTCTTCAGTATCACGAAGTAAAAATTGATTTACAGTGGAATACAGCGGATTTGATTGCTGGGGATTATACTGCAGCCTCTTCACTGCCACAGCCAGTTCAAGCGGCGATTTATGTGGACTATATCTACCTTGACACGGAGGAGCGTCGTCGTATGGCACAGGAAGCGCATGAATATTTGATTGAACAGACGCAATATAACGAGGATCGTGGTATTGCTAGCTTTAACAACCGAATTGATTTGACGTTCAATCACCCAGTGAAGGAACTTGTATGGGTTGTACAACCATCTGAATACAGAAGTTGTAAGCTACCAATTTCTACAGCAGTATCCCCGTATCGTCCATCATCTGACCACCGTCTTCGCCCATTCACGTATGATGTTGACGCTGTTGAATCGCAGTGGCTCCAAATTAATGGACAAGACCGTCTTGACAAACGCTATGGCGACTATTTTGGTCAAGTACAGGCATACCAGCATTACTGCGGACTAAAGGCAACCGTTCAAAGCCAGTCAATTCCTGTACCACAATATGGTATCTACAGCTACTCATTCGCTCTACGACCTGAAGAGCACCAACCATCCGGCACATGCAACTTTTCCCGCATTGACACAGCTACTATCGTAATGAACTTGGACGGAAATGTTAAGTTGAACCAATCCACTGATCAGACGTGGGATGTCCGCGTCTATGCGGTCAACTACAACATCCTGCGAATTATGAGTGGCATGGCTGGTCTTGCCTATAGTAATTAGAGTTAAGAACCCAGCCATTTACATAATCATAGTTGTAATTAATTTATCTATATTATGAGGGGTTTAGAGTTTCCCGTTTCAGTTTCTCCAAATACAAAATACCATCCATCAATTCCTCTTGTGCGTGTGTAATCCAATCGCGAACACTCAAGTATAACCCAATATAAATAGGATACTTTTCCATATTTATGTAATGTAATAACTTACAGTATATATGTAAAAAATCGTTTTTATTCGTTTTTAAATTCCATAGTACGCGATCATTTCCTTAGTAAGAACTGTTTTTAAATATTGAAGAAGAGCTTCTTCTTTGTTTGCTGATCCTCGAATAACTTGCTTTATTCGTTCAACGTTCCAATCCAACTTGAATGGTACCTTGAGCTTATTATACAACAAGTCCAATAAAGATAATCCGTCATCAAAGTTATCATCTTTTGAATGATGTGCGAAGTGAACTCCAACTATGAATGATGGTGGAATATGCTCACCATCCTCGATAGACATAATGCTTCTGCGTGCATCATCGCGTGTCCATTGTAGATATTTTGGAATGTATGCCATGGTTTCGGTGATAATAATCTTTTTATTTTAAAATAATCCGTTTTTACCAAGCCATCATAATATCTTCTATTCTGCATTCTCCTTGAGCGTTTTCTTTTAGTTCTTCTTGTTCTACGTGTTGGTTTGCCGCGATAAGATTTGTCTCGAATGATGACATATCCTCTTCCGTTCCCTCTGGAAACTTTGTTTCATCAATTAGGATGTCAACAAATCCTGTTCCACACGGAGGTTTCTGTCCAAACATAATGTTTGCGGACACACCTCGCATGTTATCAAAGTCAGCGCTAATAGCGGCGTTAAATAGAACCTTTGATGTTTCTTCGAACGATGATCGAGTTAGTACACCGCTGTCATTTTTGCTCATACCGGAACGATTGACTGAAATAATGAATCCAGCGGATGTCATGCTATCGATTAACGTAATGAGGTGATGGTAATTGATTTTTTCTGAACTAAATGCTTCCATGAATTCACGATATAGCGCAATTCTTACTGCTTCAATTCCAAATACATCCAATATTTCATGAACATCGTTTGAAAGAGAGCGATATGGGTCTGTATTTGGAACAAGCGCAAGGTCTAACAAATTAGTACCGTCTACGTCCAATACGTATTGTTTTACGCTTGTGTATCCACCAATCTTTTCATCATATAACATTTCATTCTTAACTTCGCGAACATATGCTTTTCCTATTCCGTCTACTCCTGTTAAAACTGTGTCCAA